CTACGGAGTACTGCTGGTCCGCAAAGTCCAGCACCAGGGAGGCCTCAGTGGCCCATCCGGTTATTACCAGCTGCAGGCCGGTGGTCTGCACCGCGTCAAATAGCAGCATGGCCGCCGCGTCGGACAGTAGTACGGCTTCTTGTATCTGGGTATACGCGCCGAGTTTACGGGCATACACTTCCACCTTGCACCCAGCGAGTTTATGGGCTCCAAGGCCGACGTAGTCAATGGTGCGGGTGGCTCCAAAGTCCACGGTTATAGTGGCCGGGAAAGAGGATGGCTTCCACAGATCGTATGTGAAGGGCGTGCCCAAGGCGGACGCTGGGAACCCGGCCTTGGCCGTGGCGGTCACGTTGGATTCGGTGACCCAGGACTGATAGCCGATACAGCTATTACGGAGCGGGTAGTCCCGGGTTAGGTCCTTGTCGTCGTAATAGTTGCCGTTGAGTCTAATTCCCATGTTATGCGCTCACCAGTTGGCCGCCGTTGGTTACCGCCTCGTTAACAAGGTCCAGGACCTGCTGGCCGGTAAACAGGTCTGACGGGTTGACCGGGGTTAGGGTAATGGTCTGGCCGGTTGAGCCGGCCCCGGATACCGCCTCCCCCGTGGCGTTAATGGACGAGGTTACGCTGCCCGTACTGGAGCTGCCACCCCTTCCGAAACTAGCCGATTGTATCTGCTGGATCTGGGCGAACGTGGCCGCCGCTGCAGCCGCTCCGAAAGCCGCCCCCAGGGCAGGCCCCCCGATGCTAGCACCCACTTTGTACGCGCCCACAATGGAGGCATACCCATCCACGACCGCCCCGGCAAGGGCCGCCGCTTTGCCGATCTCAAACATTTTCCGGCTTTCGCTATTCATCAAAGTGGACAGGTCGCCGAACATGCCCCGGAACGCGCTTATCTTGGCGGCGGTCTCAGCGTCTGCCAGCTTCTGCCGCTCGGCGGAGTATCGTGCCTCCGTGGCGGTCAGCTGTTCTTGGTATTCCTCGGCAGAAAGTAGCTTCGCAGCCTTGGCCTCGTCAAGTACGGCCTTTTCGGCCTCCTCTTTCTGTTTCAGCAGATCCAGCTCCGAGGTGTTGGCTTCTTGGATGAGGGCAAGGCGGCCCTGCAGCTCACCCATTAGCTTGGCGTTTTTGTCGTCCTCGGTTTTGTTGTTGCCACTGCCCTCCCCGCTGCCGCCGATGCGGGTGGTTTGAGCGGCTACCATTGCCCGGGCTACCTGCTCGCTGGCATCCTGGGCCTGAGCCACGTACTCCTCGAACTGGGTGGATGGGAGGGGCTTCATTAACAGGTTGTGCATGTCCTCAATAGCAATGCCCTGGGCGTCTATTACGGTCTGCAATTCCCGCTGTATCGCAGTCCCCAGGTTCGTGATGCCGATAGGCTCAAAGTCGGTGCCGGCGAAGTCGTTTAGTTTTGCCACCAGCTCATTAATAGCCTGGATGGGCTTATTCACAATGGCATTGGCCACCCGGAGCAGGACCTCCACGGACCCGAGGCCGAACCCTGCCACAGCTTTGCCAGCCAGCTGAAATGCTCGGTTGACCCCCTCTATGGCGTCCATAACAAAACCAACCGCTTTTACGGTGTACCCGAAAGCGCTGTCCGCTGCTTCCGCTACACCGCCCGCGTCCTTGGCTGTGTCCACGAATTGCTGGGCCAGGGCGGTGAGTATCGGCGCCAGCCTGGCGGTATACTGGTCCACCAGGCCGCTGGTAATGTCCGACACCTTGCCGAAGGCTACCGCCACCTGCTCTATCTGGGCCGCCTGTATGTCTGAAAGGCTTATCCCCAAAGCGTCCGCCTCGGAGGCCAGGTCCGACATAGCCGCGCCGTTTTCCCGCAGCAGGGGCAGGAGGGCGGTAGCGTCGGACGCCACGGCCTCCATGTAAAAGGTCATCTCTGATTGGGAAAGGTTGGCCTGTTCCAGTCCGTCCACGTACATCTGGAGGGCCTGGGGGCCGGATAGGTTGCGGAACTCCTCGGCAGTCTGCCCGATCTTTGGCGCGATCTGGTCGAAATAGTCCGCCATCGGACCGCCGCCCGTGTTGAGGAAGTCCCCCACGCGGTCCGACATGTCCTTATAAATATCGGACAGCTTGTCCGCTTCCACCCCGACGGTTTTGGCGCCGTAGGCCAGCTTTGAAAATTCAGAAACGGAGGTATTGGCCACCGCGGCCAGGTTGGAGAGTTCCTTGGTAGCCTGGATGCTACTACCCACCAGGGCAGTGACCAGGGCCGCGCCCGCAGCGGTGGCCCCGGCGGCGTACTTACCGAGTTCCTTGGTTCCGGCTACGGCCTCGGTTTTCAGCTGGGATAGCTGGGTATTGGCTTTCGCCATGCCCGACGTAAGCCCAGAAACGTCCGCGCCGATACGGACCGCCAGGTCCCCGATAATGTTTGCCATTAGTCAAACCGCCCTTTCTTTAACAGTTGGTACAGCTCGTCCCACTGCTCCCGGTTGCCCGGTTGTTTCGTCTCCCACAGCCAGAAAAAATCCTGAGGGTGTAGCCGCCAGAACTCAGTGGGGGTTACCCACCCCAGCCCTACCGCTGCTTTGTACGCGGCTTTGACGAGTTGCTGGCGGCCTTTGGGTTTCCCTGTTTGCCCTTCCCCGCTGGGGCTTTAGCCACGTCCAGATCCGCCGGGGGGATCATCATGCTACTGAGGGACTGAATAACACGGATTGCCATTGCCCCCTTGTCCCCTGCACTGGCGGACAGCAGCCGGGCATAAACCCCATCATCCGTAACGTCAAAACCCGCGTGCCGGAGGGCCGCCGCGTAGGCCATAGCCACCCGGACAAGTGGGGCGGTTCCCCGCTCCCGGAAGGCCTGCATCTCGTGCAGGGTGATACAGTCCTCCACTTTGGCCAGGAGCCGCATAACATCATTGGCGGGCACGGTCTTTTTCTCGCCTTCCCACTCCAGAATTACGTCTTCAAATACTGCCATGATACTGTGTCCTTTTTATTTACGCGGAGGTATAAGTCCACTGGCCGGAGGACTGCATGGACGCGGTGAACGCCACGGCGTCGGTATGCTGGCCGGTCTCCTCCAGGCTGGAAAAGAAAAAGTCGCATGTAAGGGTTGCACCGTCCGGGTACTCCACGGAAATGTCATCCAGGAGGAGGCTGCCAGATCCGGACAGGATCGCGGCCCGGAGGTCGTCGTCCTCGGTCAGGCCTTCCACGGACAGGTCAATGGAGCGGACGGAAGGGTCTTCCAGATAGGTCTGGTAACCGTTGCTGTCGTCCGTGGTAATGTCCACGCCCGTGCCTTTGATTGATATGGTTTTAGTTCGCACGGAGGCAATCACCGAGGACCCGCGCTTTATAAGTAGGTTACGCCCAATATAGTTTGGCATGGTTTTTGCCCCTCTAGGTTGCAGTGTTAAACAGTGCTCGGAAGGTCTGGGTCCCGTGGACGGTTAACCCGTCGGTATCCAGCAGGCAATCCGAGGTTAATAGATCGCATGACACGAAACTATAACCGTCAGTGCATAGTGTAGCACGGTTTAAAATGGTGTAAATGAGGCCCTGGATCTCCTTAACCTCGGTCCGGCCCTTTGCCCGGCTCCAGGTATGAACGACAAAAGACACGTCGCCCCCGGTGCTGGTGTCCGTATCCCACGCGGTAAGATTGTCCTCCCCGATGGTGACGAACGGGAACCCCTCGGCCCCGGAGGTGGAAACCGGGGGCACAAAATCGTAAACCGCCACTATCCTGGCCGCCAGCTCATCCGCCGCCTGCTGCCGGGTGGCGCTGCCGACCTGGTACACCCCGTCCACAAAATCCAGCACCAGCGTAGCCTGGCCGGACGAGGTCAGGGCGTCATACACTGCCCGCTGTAGTGCAATCTCCATCCCAGCCATTAGCTGCCCCCTTGCTTTTTAGCTTGCCGCTCGGCCCACTTGGCAAACTTCTTGAAGAACTCCTCTCGGTACACCGTTGGCACCTGGGCGGCCAGGGCGTCCACTGCGGGCTGGATGTATGGGCGGGCGGCTTGGTTTATTGTTCCGTACTCCACGAACCGCCAATAATATGCGTCATACTTTGCGTCCTTCCCACTCTCCACCACCACGTCCGAGTAGGGCTGATCCGGGTTTTTAGGCTTGCGCCGGACTGATTTTATGGCCTTGCGGAGCGTTCCGGAGTCCCGTGGGGCGTTGGCCCTTGCGTCGTCCCGCACAATGCCTGCCATGGCGTGGATAGTAGACCGGTTAAGGTTACGGGCCACCCGGGGGCCTACGCCCGCCAACACGTCTTCCAGGCCCTCCAGGCCGTCAATTTTTACCCCCGAAATAGCCATTACAATGCCACCCCTCGCTCGGCGGTTACGTCCACGTACCCGGACCGGAGGCTGGGCAGCACCGGGGGCCGCACCTCAAACATGACCCCGCGCCACAGTATCCGGTCGGTAGGCAGCAGCTCGAACGCCCGAGGCGTCCGGATAGTAAACTTGGCCGCCGTTTCGGACTGAATACGCCCGGCCCGCTCCGGTTCAGATCCGCCCCCTGGGACCACAGCGGCCCGCACGGTCGCAATGGTTGTGACGGTCTCAGTGTATCCGCCAGCTCCGTCGGGGGTTTTCCCGGTTACCCGCTGTATCTCCACTCGCTGGTCCAGTATGCCTGGGCGTCCCATAGTTAGGCCCCCATATCTACACGGTACAAGGAAAGCCGCACCGCAGCCGCCGGGTTTTGGGCCACGCTGGTGCCCACCACCTGGGCCTCCCGCAGCTCGTACATGTCCGCCAGCAGCAGCAAAATAGCCTGCAGTATGGTTTTGGGCGGGGTCTCTGCCGGGCTGGCAGAGCCGTCAGGGCCTGCAGTGTACCGAACCACAACGGAGCTACCGTAGATAGGCCAGGCGGTGGCTGGGCGGATCTGCTGCCGGATAACGTCCACGGTGTACTCTGTGTCCGGGATGGTAACCTCGGTGCCGGTCTCGTCCAGGTACGTGATAGACTCCACGGATTTGGTGCCAGGGTCCGGCAGGGGGATGGGCGCCGTGCCCGCCGGGAGGCTCCGCAGCAGTAGCAGAAAATCCGCCATTGCAAAGGCGCGGTTGCAATACCGCTCGGACTGGTCCCGGGCGGCGCTAATGTATGCCTCTATTAGGTCGTCGTCCAGGTCATGGTCCACGTTTAGGTGGGCCTTGGCTTGGACCAGGGTAACCGGCTCCACGTCGGGGTCCGTCACTCGCTGGACTTTATAGGTGATCATTTATCCGCCCTCTTTCAAAACAGGTAAGCGCTGTCTCTGTGCTGCAGTTTACCACGGGGACCCCGACGAGGGCCAAGGCCTTGGCCAGGGGCGCGAACTTCGGGACCCACCCCTGGATACCCTCTGCATTGGTCAGCCCCGGGGGTGGTCACCGTGCCAGTGTCGCCGGCCCCCGGTGTGCTGCATATCATACCCCAGCAGGTAAAT